ATCTTATATTTAAGTCCGGTATCTTTAAAAATTATCTTCAAGAAATTTTCTGCCGTAAAACTACCTTCAATTGAGTCGTATACTCTATAACGTTTGATGATATCTAACGGTTTATATCTGCAACTAACTGATACACGTTGATTTTTACCATGTGTTTGTCTATCTATAAGAAAGACAAGATATTCTTTCTTATCTTTAGGACCTTCTACACGTGATACACTCCAACGTTTTCGAATACCTCTGATAACATCGTAAGTATCTTCATTCTCAATCAAATCGAATTTCAATACTGTATCGGCACCGAGTTTTGAAATCATAGTCGTAGAAGTGTCAACGTACTTGCCACGACCACGCATTGGGCTTATTAAAATTGACATGTTAACACCTCTATAAGTAATAAAATTTCATATCAAACTGCACTGACTTAACAAAATGATTGAATTCAAATTCGTTCCAACCAGGTACAAATTTTGGTTGTGCTCCTGATGATTCGTTATTAATTGGCACACCATTTCTATACGTTTGTGTACCGTCATAGACAATTTTGTCGTTCTTTTTTAGGTTAATCCCTTTGATTGTCATAATATCACTGGTACCTAATGAAAAAACAAACGAATCAGTAGCTTTAATATCAGTACCCAATATGATCGTCACTTTCTTGTATAAGTTAGATTGATTGTTAGCAACGTTACCGTGATAGTAAACCGCGTTGTTATATAAACCGTTAAACGTATAAGTTCTTAAATAATCATTTTCATCAAATGGTATGTTCATATCATTCGACCATAGTTCTTTATCTGGTCGTTTTTCTAAATCTAACGATGTCCCAATGCTTTCTGCGAATGGTATCTCAGCAGTTTCAAACTTGAGTGAAAAGTTGATTTTCTTTCTGTTCTCTTCTGGAGAAATGACGTCAGAACAAATAACTTGATACTGTCTACCATTTACATAGTAGTTATCGTTAAACGGCTCATGATTCAATACAAGATTGTTATAATCGTCAATTTCTTGATAGTCATCTTCTAGCGGTTGAATAAAACGATAATTTAAATCCCTCGATCTTCTTAATTCTCTAATATAAAAAGGTTCTAAATCATTAGTTAAAGCGTAAAACTCATCACGTAATCTTGGATTGTCATTTAATTTAGTAGAAACAACATAGCAGTCAACCGTAATAATACGCTTACGATATTGACTGCTTAATAAAATACGTCCACTTGTATTTTCTTTTGTTTCCCATTGTGTTTCACGCTCGGTACTTTCTATATTCACATTGGTTACTTTAAAACCGAAGTCGCCCAATGTGTATTTTTTTCTGTTTTTCTTTTTAATTTCTATATCCATTGAACGACCTCCTAAAATGAAAACATAGAATCTTGTTTGGCTAATTCGCCATTAACAATAGCTGTTAAAGCCTCATTGTTAAGATCAAACTCAACTTTAACTAAACGCTTGGACGGATTAGTTTCAAATGTATGTTTGTGGTTGATTTGTGTATTTAAATTAGCGTTAGCTTTTTGTAAGTTGCTTTGAATATCTGGTATCGCAAGTTGTGAGTTAAATGCTTTAGTGATATCAGTAGCCATTGAGCCCATACCACTAATAACGTTTTTGCCTTCTTTATTAATTCCGATTCCTAGACCTTCCATTGTCCAAATACCATATTGACGGAATAATTTAGAAGGAGATCCGATGTGTAATGCGCTTTTAGCAGCGTTAACTGCGCCCATTACTACACCTTTTGCAGCACTAACCAGCTCTCCAGCCATGTTTTTAATACCATTTATCATACCTCGTATCAAATCAGCCCCAACTTGAACCATATCTCCGATAAAATTTCTTGCAGCACTTACTGCTCTTGAAACACCTGCAGTTACAGAACTTACAACTCTGGACATTCCTGATACTACAGAGCTAACAATACCTGACATCGCTGAGCCAACTGCACTAAGCATATTTGAAAAACCACTGGTTACAAAACTAACTGCTCTTGAAACCGAATTGCTTATAAAACTTACTATTGTTGACCAAATGCTTGAAATAAGGCTTGATATCGATGACATAATAGAGCTTGTTATACTCATTAAAGTAGACCAACCAGTTGATACGAAAGATACAATAGTTGATACAACTGTACTGACTATAGTAACTATTGTTTGCCATATTGTAGATATCACAGACGATATTGTAGACATTATGGTACTTGTTATAGTAACCAACGTTGTCCACGCAGTTGTGACAAATGTGACTATAGTTTGAACTACTGTTGTTATGACAGTAACTAGCATATTCCATATAGTTGAGGCAATAGTAACGAGTGTAGTCCAAATTGTAGTTGCCACTGTTACAATCGTAGTCCAAATTGTAGATAAAATTGTTCCTAGAGTGGTAACTATAGTTGTAATCGTAGTGACTAATAAGTTCCACAATGTTGTTGCTATAGTGACTAAAGTCGTCCAAATTGTTGTGGCTACTGTAACGATTCCTTGCCATATAGCCGATAAGAATGTACCTAACGCTTGAACAACTGTAACAATAACATTAACGATTCCTTGCCAAATCTGACTTGCTATTGCAGTTAAGGGGCCAAACACTTCTGAGAAGAAACTTACAATCCTTTGCCAAATTTGTACTAAAGTATCTTTTAAGATGTTAAAGATATTTTTAGCCATTTCTACAATTGCGTTCCAAATTGCTTCTCCTGCTTGAGATAGTGTTTTCCATGCACCTTCCCAATCGCCTGTAAGTAATTGCAATAACGCTGTGATTGTTCCAACGATAAAATGCATTGCGACTGTTATTACTGCTTTGATAACTTCCCAGGCTACTTTGACAATTACTACAATTCCTTTGAATGCCGAACTGAATATAGGTGTAAGTAGTTTTATATAAAATTCAACAGTTTTAACAAAACCTGCCCAAACTTTAGCTAATGAATCAACGCCACCTTTAACATATCCGAATTGCCCCATCAAATCTTGGAAGAACGAAACTACTGCTTTTACTGCTGATCCAACTGCATTTTTGATTGCGTTCCACGCGCTTGTTACCGCGTCCCTAACCACTTCTGATGAATTCCATAAAGCAACGAATATCGCAATTACTGCTGCAACTGCTGCTACAATAGCGACTATAGGCGCATTTAAAGACATAAATGCTAATGCTATAGTGTCCAACACTCCACTTAGTGCAGCACCTATTGCAGAAAACGCCTCAAGGACAGTAGCTGCACCTGTTAATCCTGTGACAAACTTAGATATAAAACCAATAGCTGATAAGATTGGTGGTCCAATCGTCATGAGTATGCCTGCTAACGTAGCAAGTACACCTAAAATTGCACCAATTACTGGGTGTGCCTCAGTTAGCTTAGCGATAAACCCTGTAATTGCTACTGCAGCATCTAAAACTGCTGATGCAAATGGAGCCATAGCAGTACCAACTGCGATAAGTATTCTGATAATATTACCCATTAAAGTGATGAGCTTAGGTCCGTTTTCTTGTACATACTGAATAAACTTCTTAAAACCATCACTTTCCGCTACTGTAGCGCTCCATTCTGCAAACTTAGCAGACATTTGCGCTAATGATGAAAGGATCACGTGTGTGTTAGGTGCGAATGCTTTCATTAAGTTGAATATACCTTTGAATGTGTTTCCGAATATTTGACCAATTAATGGTAAATTTTGTTTTGTATATTCAATGAACGACTTGATAGCATTTTGACCTGCTGTACTTTGAGCCCATTTATTGAATGAAGCACCCATTTTTTCAAAACCTTTAGAAACCCATTCAGCTAGAGGTGCTAACTGAGTAAGAATACTAATGATACCACTTCCAAATTGACCTGCTGCATTCAACATATTATTGAATATTCTTACTCCGGTAGTTCCCATCATTTGGAAGAATTTTTGTGCTACTTGTGAATTTTTAACCCAATCAAGCATTTTAGCACTAGCTTGCTCCATACCTTTGGACACACCGGACAAGAATGGTGTTAGACCTTGTAGAGCTGTTTTAGCTATATTCACACCATTTGCTAAAGTGTTGAATATCTCTGCTTGGTTTTGCTTGATTAAGCCTGTCCACGTTGATTTGAGACTCTCTAATGCTGACTGGTAACTTTTAACCTCACTGGTTGCTTGTAACGTACCATTTTCGACCATTTGCAACGCTGATATTGCCATAGCACCAAAACCAACTGCACCTGCTGCTGCAACTCCAAATGCTCCTGCAATGCCAACTGCACCACCAGCAACAACACCTGCTGCATTTAACACTGCCATTAAAGCTGGAACGATACTCGCAATTGCCGGAACAAGTAATGAGATGTTAGATAACATAACACCTTTTATCATATTACTGAATACAGTACCGAATGTACGAATGTCATTCGCCACAGTATCTAATACATTACTAGCATTTTCTAAACCTTGATGTAATGCTTTTAAGCCTCCAACGGCTTTCTTCTCATCAACAATAAGCCGTGTGCGTACAACGTTAGGTATTGAACGCAGCATAGCTTTGAGCATCTGTATTCTGGAGGTTGCGCCCTTTATTTCTACATCAATGGTAGTTTTAGCACGTTGTCTAGCGAAGTCGTTCAACTCACTTTTAGCACGTTTTATGGCTTCTCTCGCTCTAGTTGCATCTGCTGTTAATTCAGCATCATAGTTTTTGTTAGTAATTGCAGATAAATTAGTTTGCAATATATCAAGGCGTTTCATCGCTTTAGAAACATCAGCCGAAACATCAATATCAGCGTCTTTATTATCTACATCATTAATGTAACGTTCCAGTGCTTCTATATTTGTTCTAGCACGTTTTATATCCGCTGAAATTTCAGCATCTGCATGTAAATGGTCAAAACTGTTCACTATACCTTTAGCAGTATTGACTTGTTCCCTCAACTTACTAGAATCAATATCTAATTCTGCTTTACCTTCGACATTATCGAAACTTTCAACACTTTCTTTCGCTTCTTTAACTGCTTTTGTTACGCCTGTCGTATCTGCGTCTAGTTTAATATCTTTGATACTCTCAGCAACTGCTTTAAAGTGTTCTGTATCGCCGATAGCTTTTCTAAACTCACGCTTAAACTTATCTGTATCAGCCTTCAAAGTCGTTCTAATTTGATAATCTGCCACGTTCTACACACCTCCAATCTATTTTTTATTAAAGTTAGCAATCATTTGTAATAAGTCTTTGTTTGGTTTATTATCTTCAAATTTCGATTCACTACCGAATTTGAGTGGCTCGCCTTTGTTAAGACGTTTAACATTCGCTTGATAATCGATAATTTCATCGGCGTTACTATATTTGTATTCCATTTCGCCTTTTTTACCACCTTTTACCTTTTGTTCTGCTTGTGCGTCACGAATAGCAAAAGCTAGCTTATACATTTCCATATCTTTATCAAGTTGTTCATATTCAAGCGCCCACATTCGATAATTAAATTCGCGTAACGTCATCATTTCTATGTCTTTTAAGTTATATATTTTCAACTTACTCATACATAGAACAATTAGACGATCATACGTCATTACATCATCATCGTTTATTTCTTCTTCTTGTTCTTCTTGTACTCGTCTGGCACTAGGTTTTGGGTTAACACATTCTTTCCCAGTTCCTCGATAGTTTCTTCACAAAATTCTTCGAGTCCTTTGTTCTCGATGATATCTTTTAACACTTCTTCTAAATCTTCGTCAGTTTTAGGTGCTTTTTTATGATGTGCCACCGCGGCTTTAACGATTTTTGATAATGCTGCAATGTTATTTGTTTTTAAGTTTGGAACAAGTAAGTTTAAACCTTGACCAACTGCCATTTGATCGACGTCGAATCCTAATTCTCTATCAATTTCATTCACAAATCTTAATCCGAAAGATAACTTTAATTCTTGACCGTTAAAATTAATATGCATAATGT